TGGCCATGGCGGCCATGTTGTAGATGGAGCCTGTGTCTCCTGCCGGGGTCAAATATTTGGGGTGGTTGTGGGTTTTGCAGTCGTGCGGGAGTGAGCAGCGGAAACGCATTTTTCGTATTTCGGCTGGCCCTTCCCAAACGGGGTACATGTATGGGATGGTGATGCACTGGTTGTAGTCTTCGTGGCCTGGGATGGGGTCATTGTCGATGTATCCAAGGTGGTGGTAGCGGGCTGTTTCTTCGCTGATGCCTCTTGCCGAGAGCAGGTCGAGAATGTTTTCGAGATGGGTTTCGTAGAGGGCCGAGGCTTTCTGGATTCGGCGGCGTTCCGCAATATTGTATGGGCGTATGCTGTCGTACATTCGGGTTTTCTTCTTCCAATAGTTGTTGTAGCTTGGCGAGTCCGCCTCCGACACCGCATGTGTGGCAGTACCAGACGCCCTTGTCGAGGTTGATGCTCATGGAGGGCTGGTGGTCGTCGTGGAACGGGCAGAGGATGTGTTGCTCGTTCCTGGACGGGTTGTAGCGTATCTGGTGGGTGTCGAGGAGGCGGCAGGTGTCAGAGGTGTGGGAGGAGCTCGTTGAGGGTTGATACCACATAGGCTTCGCTCCAGGGTTTGTTGCGCTGTTTCATGATGACGAGTCCGATGGTGGACTGGTTTTCGCGGTTTCGGTGGGTTTCGTAGTTGCGTGCCTCCCGGCTGGCTTGTTTGACGAATTCGGCAAGATGGGGTTGGCCCGCTTTCGCTTCGATCACATAGGTGTGGTTGCCGGTTGTGAGGATGAGGTCGCCTTCGTCCTCTTTACCGTTGAGGTGGAGGCGTTCGATATTGTGGCCGGTGTCGCGTAGCTGGTGTAGTAGTCGTGTTTCCCATTCTGCGCCGGCCCGCCGGTTACGTGACTGTTGTGTGGCCATCATAGTCCTTTGTGTGTTGTGGTCATGTTCCAGGGCTGTTTTTCGGCGAGTGGCCCGAAGAATGTGTATTCTGGGTATGCCCTGAGCCGCTCATATTTTGTTCCGTCTGGGCTGGATTTGCCTGTGCGCTGTTTCAACACTGCGATGCGAGCCTCTGCCGGGATGGTGAGTCCGTTGCCGTTGTCTTCGCCACCATACAGTGAGACTCCCAATATGAGTTGTGGTTTTTCGGAGAGGCCGTTTTTGATTTCCCTCCGCGCCGGGGGGTGTTCGATGTCGGAGCCGGTTTTGTCGGTGGCGTGGTGTGTGACAATAATGGTGGAGCCAGTATCCCTACCCAATGCTGTGATCCATTGCATGGCTTCTTGCTGTGCCTGGTAGTCGGATTCGCAGTCTTGGATGTCCATCAGGTTGTCGATAACAATAATGGGTGGGAAGGTGTTCCACATTTCCATGTAGGCTTGCAGTTCCATGGTGATGTCGGTCCATGTGATGGGTGACTGGAAGGAGAATGTGATGCGCTGGCCGTGGTGGATGCTGTCTCGATAGTATTCTGGCCCGTAGTCGTCGATGTTGTGTTGTATCTGTGTGGTGGTGTGTTGGGTGTTGAGTGAGATGATTCGTGTGGAGGCCTCCCAGGGTGTCATGTCCCCTGATATGTAGAGGGCTGGCTGGTTGAGCATCGCGGTGATGAACATGGCTAGCCCGGATTTTTGGCTGCCGGACCGCCCCGCGATCATGACCAAATCCCCTTTGTGGATGTGCATGTCCAGGTTGCGGTAGAGGGGATCTAGCTGGGGTATGCGGGGCAGTTCGGCTGCGGTTTGGGAGGCCCTCTCGAAGGATCTTTGGAGAGAGAGCATCGGAACCTTAATCTATCTGTCTATCGGTTGGATGATGTTTTGGTGGTCAGATGGAGTCGATGTCGATGTCAGCATCGGCGGGGGCTGTGGTGTCGTCTAGCTGGCCGTTATCGCGCTTGTCTACGTATTCGGCAACCTTATCGTAGATGGCGTCGTCGAGGGGTTTGAGCACGACCGCGTTGAAGCCGTTTTTGGTGCGCACGGTGGCGAGTTTGAAGGCCTGCTCTTCGCCAAGGTATGCCTCTAGATCGCGGATCATGGAGTGTGGGCGGTCGTTGTTGCCGCGCGCTTTCTCAATAATAGCGTTGGGGATGGTTTCTGGAGTGCCGTTGTTGAGATCGTCTAGGGTGTGGAATATTGTGACATCGGCGTAGATGCGGTCTGCGACCTGTCCGCCGTAGCCTTCGGTGTTGTGTTCTACGTCGCGGATTTTGAAGGCGATAGCTACAGCGTCCTGGTTTCGGGAGGGGTTGAAGAAGGTGCTGTTGCTGTTGTTGCGGTAGTTGGCGAGTCCCATTGTTGTTTCCTTTACTGTTTTGTTGGTTTGTGTCGGTTTTATCGGGTGAGGCTGTTTCGTTTGCTGCGGAACGCCTCAGACACGTCACTGTTACTGGTGATGATCTTCTTGTACTGTTTGAGGAGATCGGCTAGTTGTGTCTTGCTGGTGGCTTTGTTGATCCGGTCGATGATGATGTCGTTTTCCTGGTTGGCGATCTTGTTGACGTAGTCTTTGGCGGCTTTATCGTATCGGTCTTGAAGCAGGATTGCTGCGCTAGCGATGAGGGTTGCGAGGTCCCAGTCTTTGGATACGGTTTCGTCTTTCAATCCTCCTAGCAGATCAATAATGGATTGTTTGATGTCTTCTGCGGTGTCTCCTCGGATGACTGTCCATGGGGCGGCGTAGTCTCCACCGTATTTGAGTGTGATAGTTAGCTTTCCGCTGTCTGTGGTGTGCTCGTCGGTCACGTGTTTTCCTTTTCGTGTTTTTCGGTTTCTGGGGGCTGTACAGTGGTTTCTACCGGGTATCTGTACGAGTTTTTCCCGTTGACGGCCCAGCAGGCGTCCTTGACGGGGCATCCTTTGCAGAGTGCTATGACGTGGGGTACGAAGATGCCTTGGCTGATTCCTTTCATTGCTTGACTGTACATGGATGATACATGCCGGTAGGTGTTGTTGTCAAGGTCGTAGAGTTCGGTGGCCGTTCCCTGCTCGACTGATTGCTCGTCTCCCTTGGTGGTGGCGGGTGTCCAAAACATGCCTTTTGTCACATCGTTGCCGTGTTGGTTGAGCATGTACCGGTATGTGTGCAACTGAATATTGTCGGCGGGCAGGCGGCCGGTTTTGAGGTCGAGGATAAACGTTTCGCCGGTGTCTGTGTCGGTGAAGACACGGTCGATGTAGCCAACAATCTTGGTGCCATCCTGGAGTGTGGTTTCTACTGGGTATTCGATGCCTGGTTTACCGTCTAGGACTGCGGTGTGGTATTGTGGATGGTTTGTGCGCCACTGTTTCCACCTGTCAACGAAGATGGGTCCGTAGATCATCCACCAGTCGTAGTCTTTTTTGTTGGGGCCTCCTGTTTCGCACATGTTTTTGCACACCCTGCCGGAGGGTTTAATTTCCGTACCCTCGGATTGGACAAGGGCGACTTGGGTGTCGAAAACATTGTTGAAGGATGAGAGGTTGTCGGGTATTTCGGGGTATTCGGCGGGATTGTGCAGGTGTAGGTCGTATTGTTCGGTGATGTGATGTATGGCGCTTCCGGCGATGGTTGCATACCAGGTGTGGTGTTGGGTGTGGTAGCCGTGGGATAGGCGCCATTTTTCTCCGCATTCGGCCCACTGGGTGAGTGAACTGTAGGAGATGTGGCCTGGATGGTGGATGGTTTTCGGGTATTGTGCTAGAGGCATTACTTGTCGCTTTTGTTCCATGGGTTGCGGGTGTCTTGGCCGGCATCGTGTTGCTGGTAGGCGAGGAGTGCGAGGCAGTGCCAGGCTGCGTGTGCCAGATGCGGTAGCCCGGATTCATAATCGAGGTTGTTGCCTTGCTGCCATGATAGTAGGTGCCTGTAGAGGGCGTCAACGCTGTGGCTCCACGGGTATCCTCCGGTCCAGTTGTTGTCGCCGTATTTGGTGGCACCGTATCCGGCTACTTCGCCTAGGGCGTGCAAGGCTGCGGGGTCGATGAGGGATAGCCTGCATTGTTTGAGTTCTTTTCGGGCACCAGTATCAGGGTCGGTGTACATGCTGGTGGGCTCATCCATGGGGTGTGTGCTCCTTAAGTATGGGGTTACTGGTTGGGGTTGTGGGCTAGGGCGACGGCGAGAATGATGATGGCGAGGGTTTCAGCAATGATGATGGGTGTTGTGATCATTTGGTGTTGTGGGGATTGTTGGTGAGGGTTGATGCGCCTAGGAGGATAGTGAGAGCGCATGCGGCAATGATGGCGAGGGCTGCCTTGTGTGGGGTGCCGGTGGCGTACATCCATGTGATAATACCGCCCTGTATCCATGCTAGGCTGGTGAAGAACGTTTCGTAGCTGTGTAGCTCAATGTTGTTGTTGGGTGTGTTCATTCTTGCTCCTGGATGATGGTGTTGATGGTTTTGTAAATGTTGTACAGGTCGGCTTCGATGGTTTGTAGCTGTTTTATTTCGTGGTCGAGGTCAATGTCCGGGTTGAGGGTGTTGATGCGGGAGGCGATGTCGGTGGCTGTGCGTAGTGTGCCGCCGGTGTGGTGAATGATGTGTGCCGTGTCGGTGAGTCCGGTGGTGACAGCGTAGTGGGAGAGGAGAGGCATAGCGGGGATGCTCCTTGGCGGGTTACTGTTGCGGGTTGATGTTGAGGTCGGTGACGTGCGGTGAGCTTTCTGTTCCGGTGACGAGGCAGTGGACGGTGACTGGGAGTTTGGATGCGCCGGGCTGTTTCGCGGTGGCGCCGTAGACGATGGAGAATGTGTCTTTACCAATAATTTTGTGGAGTTGGAGGTCGATGTCGGGGTTGCCGTTCCAGTTGACACCGTGTGCGGCGGCCTGTTGTGCGGCTTTGCGGTTGCAGGTGTGTGCTGCCGTGATCATGGTGAGTCCGGTGGCGGTTTCTTCCCCCCTTGCTTGGGCTTGCTTGTGGGCTTTGGCCTGCTCGGCCTGTAGGGATCGGGTGGCGGCGGCCTGCCGTGCCGCTTTCTCGGCTTTGCGCTGCTGGGCGGTATCAGGTGTCCAGGTGGTGTTGGCTGTGGTGGCTTGCGGGGCTGGCTGTGAGGCGAGTGGCGGATTGTCGTCTGGGGCTGGCATGAATGAGGCGGCGGCGATGATGGCGGCTGTGATTCCGGCGATGGTGTAGCCTGTTTTCTTGTTCATGTTTTGTGTCCCCTTTCCGAGGTGTTGTTCGTTGCTGACATGGTTAATATTTCCAGACTGGACTACCACTGTCAAGGCGGCGCTCAACGATTGTGAGCGTTTGGTGTGTGGCTAGGGGTGATGGCTTCTTTCGCCCAATAGGATGTGCCACCGCTGGTCCAGTATCCGAGTTTGTTGCGCTGCATGCCCTTGGCGTCCATCTCGTCGATAGTGAGGCACCTGCGGCGATTGGGGCCTGTCTTGACCCCGTGATCGCCTACCCGGTGCATGTCGCCTGAGGTGGTACTCGTGAATGTTTCGTGGCAGATTGTGCAGTGCTCTGGCTTGTATCCGATGATTGTGCTATCGCACTTGTGGCATGTCCATTGCATGATTGCTCCTATTTTCCATTATAAGACTTCCTGTAGTGCCATTTTAGCGCCTTGCGGGTCTTGGGGGTATAACTATATAGGTCAGGTATTTCTAGGCGATTCTAGGCTCATTGTGTGTGGTTGGGGTTTTATCGGGCGCACAGGGTGAGTAGATGGCCTACGTTGATGCGGCTCACATTCCAGTAGAGTTGTGTGGCTTCACCGCCGGTGAGTGGCTTCCACTCGTTGTGGCTGAACACTGTGCCATCGGATGCGATGAATGTGTTGGGGCGTAGCTTGTGGAGTTCCGTCTCGACACGCTGCCGGTAGGCTTCGGCGAGGCCCTCAAAATCCATGTGGTCGCAGGAGAGGTTTTCGAGGCGTGTCAGGTCGAAGGGTGTGGGGCAGTCGTAGCTGGCGGGGGTGTAGAGCTGGGTGAAGTGGTCGGCGATCTTCTGCATGATTCTTTCCTTTTCTTGTTCTTGGTGTGGTGTGTTGTGTTGGGGGTTTGTCGGGGGGGTTCGAGAT